CTACGTTCAGCTAAAACTGCTGAAGGAATTATTTTTAGATTAAATGAAGCAATCGCAGCTGGTGTTCCACCACAAGAAGCTTACAACATAGCTTTAGAAGAAGGTAAAGATTTAGGAATAGAGCAACAAAAAGTTTACGATGATATGACACAAGCAGCTTTTGGTTTTAGTCGTTCAAAACAGGATGAGATAAGAGAATTGATTGCATCAAAAAAAGCACAGTTAGAAAACTTAGAAGCACAAAAAGCTGCAAGTTTTCAATCATGGCAATTAGAAACTGGCATATCAAGAGTTACTGATGAAATAGCAGCACTTGAAGGAGAACTTACTTCAAACATTTATAAAATGTATTCTTATGAAAATGCAACTGGCGCTGCAACTGGTAGTACTGATGGCTTTACTGATTCTACAGAAGAAAGCTCTGATGCTTTACAAAAGAACTCAATAGAGTTAGATAAAAACACACAAAGACTATTAAATAAAAACGCAATAGCTAATGAAAGTATTGCTGCGATGATAGGTTTAGTAAGTGCAATACAAAACGTTATGACAATAGAAGGTAGGCAAGCTGCTGAACAAGAGAAGCTAAACAAATTATATTCAAAACGTGCTGAACTACAAAAGATTATAAATGAAGAAGCTGGTAAAGGCGAAGTTCAGACTGCACTAGAGTTAGCGCAAATATCTAAACTTAAAAAAGAAGAAGAAGCATTAATTAAACAACAACAAAATGGTTTAGACCTTAAATTAGAAATTGCTTCTGCTGAATTAGATTTAGCAGATGCTATTGCAAGCAGAGATGAAAAAGGCGAAGAAGCTGATGCAAGAGATGAACTAAGTATTAAGCAACAACAATTAAGACTTACTGAACTTAAAAACAGACAAGCAACTTCTAAAGATGTAACTATAGAACTTACTAACGTACAACAGAATTTAGCAGATGCAATAGCTAACTCAACTATGTCAACACGTTCTTATATGCAAGCATCAGAACAGATGAAAAAGTTAGATACAGAAATAGCAACTCAAACATCAGCTAGAAATGAAGCTGCAATCGATACAGATGCAGAACGACTTGAATTAACTGAAGCTAGATTAAATATGCAAGCTGCGTTACTTACTGCACAAGACAGAGGAGTAATGGATGAAGCAAGAAATACATTAAAAACAGTTATGGGTATGAATAATCAAGAAATTAACGCTTTATTTAGAACTTTAGGATTAGACTTATCAGCTTTTGATAGATTTGGAACATATAGCCAATCAGATGCTTTTAGAACAATAACTGACCAAACAAGCGGTGGCGGCGGTGGCGGCGGTGGTGGCGGTGATTCTTCATCTGGCGCTGGTAAAAGACCAGAACCACCAGCAAAGATTGTTTCTGGCGGTGGTGGCGGCGCATCAATCGGGCAAGGTTTAGCAAGCACAAATGGTATTACATTATCATCATTAGAAAATGTTGCTTTATCTGATACTGCTAAAACTCTTTTACCTATGTTAGACCAATTTGACCAAACAAATCTAAGAACTTCTGCGGTACGTGACTTTTTAGGTGGAGAGAAAACAGTAGTAAATGTTAATATCGACCCATCACTTGATGCTGAAGCAAAAATAGATAGAGATATACAAGCTTTCAATGACAGGTTACAAGTAAATAATAGATTCAGAGTTCTTTAAATGAGTGTTGTAGTTAATATCGGTGGCGCAAATTATGATGCGTTAGAAAATAAACTAACCATTGATGATAACGCAGAACGTAGGTCAAGTGCAATCATTCATATATTTGATGACAAAGCTGGTGGTTCTTTTTTTGATTTTGAGCCATTTCAATCAGTACAAGTTACCGATACTAATGGAGATATAGCATTTAAGGGAGTAATTATTAAACCAGTAGCACAACTAATAAGTCCTACACAAAGAATCTGGAAGTTACAATGCGCAGACAACCACTTTTTTGTAGATAAAAGAATAGTTGCACGTGGCTATACAAACTCAACTGCTGGAGATATAGTCAGAGATTTGATTAGTAACATTTTTAGTGCAGAAGGTATAACTGCGGGCAACATAGATGATTTAGCAGTTGTTGACCAAATGGTTTTTAACTATGTCAATGGAGATAGAGCATTAAGAACTTTATCTGAATACACGAATGCAGTTTGGTATGTTGATGAAAATAAAGCGCTTAATTTTTATGAACGTACTTCTAATGATGCACCCTTCTCAATTCGTGATGGAGATGTTCTTACAAATCCTATGCCATTTTTTGATAAAGCAAACTTTAAATACAGGAATAGCCAGTTCGTAACGAATGTTAAAAACGTAACTGACACGCAAGAAGAGTTTTTTGTTGGGGATGGTACAAGACAGACATTTAACGTAGGTTATCCATTTAACGAAATACCAACAGTAGAACTTAATACTGGTTCTGGATATGTAACTCAAACAGTAGGAATTAGAGGAACAGATACTGGTCAACAATGGTATATTGCTTTAGGTTCAACAGAGTTAGTACAAGAGTTTACCGATACTCCTATAGGAAGTTCTGATTCAATACGCGTAACATATAAAGGTCAGTATCAATTAGTAGCATTAGCTAGAGATGATGCAGAAGTCGATAGAATAGCAGCACTTGAAGGTGGTAGCACAACTGGTTTTGTCGATGCTGCAACTACACAATCTGGCATTAAAGGTTCTGAAGCTGCAATAGATGTAGCTGCAAGTTACTTAGATAGATTTGCACAAACAAGTACATTACTTAGTTTTACTACAACAAAAAATACTCCAGAGAGGTTAAGAGCTGGACAAGTTTTAGATTTTGAATTAGTTGACCAAGATATATCTGGAATATATCTTATTGACCATATACGTATAAGGTTTAGAAATGGTATTACCTTCTATGATGTTAAGTGCGTTGCATCTCCACCAGAATATACTTTTGAATCATTTATAAGAGATATAGATGACAAGATTAGTGATGCTTTTATTGAAATTTCAGAAAACATAGATACAGAAGAAGTGTTAGTTGTTAGAGCTGATGGTGGCACAGAAACTGCTAGTATATCTGAAGTAGATGTTGAAACAGTATTGGCATGTCCATTACCTAGTGGTTCAACTTATGTAGATGGGAGTTTAGTAGTATGTTAAATTGGCAAGGCACATTAAAAATAAAAGCTTTTGACAAAGATAACAATTTAATAGATGAAACTGATTTAACTAATTTAATCACATCAGCTGGTAAGAACTTACTAGCAGAAGCATTAAGAGAAAGCATACTTGACTGCGAAATAAAATATGTTGCAATAGGTTCGGACAACACTACACCGAATGCTGCTGACACAACTTTAGGTAATGAAACTTTTAGAAAAGCAGTAACATCACAAATAGCTGGTGGTACTGGTGTCACAATAACTAATCTATATGTAGCGCCAGAAGAAGCAGTAGGCACAATAGAAGAAATAGGTTTTTTTAGTGGTACTTTTGCATCTGCAACAACAGATAGTGGAATATTATTTGCAAGAGTTTTGTATAGTCGTACAAAAACTGCGGTAGAATCGATACAGATAGAGAGGACAGATACCATTGGCTAACGTAGGAGAATATTATACGCAGCAAACATGGCAAGCTGGGGTAACACCACTTAGTGAAGCTGCTTTAAATAATATTGATGCTGGAATTGAAGGCGTACAAAAACAAGGTGTTATCAAAAATGGTACTAATATAGCAGAAGATAAAACACTACCTAGTGGGGAAAACTATTTGTTAGTTGCACCGATAACAATAGATAGTGGAAATACTTTAACAGTAGAAGGAAGATTAAGAATTTTATGAGTGAATTAAGCGTAGATAGTTTATCGGGTTCATCTGGTTTAACAGTAACCATTAAGACTGGACATACACTTACATTAATTGAAGATTTAGATGCAGGTACTGCAAAACTAACTAATGTAGGCGAACCATCTGCATCAAGTGATGCTGCAACAAAAAATTATGTTGACACACAATTGTTAACATTAGATACATTAGGAGAATTATCTAATGTAACTATTACATCAGTAGCGGATAATGAAGTTTTAGCTTACGATTCAACAAGTTCAGTGTGGATTAACCAAACTGCAAGTGAAGCTGGTTTAGCAACTTCTGGAGATTTAACTTCTCATAGTTCAGATACTTCTAACCCACATAGCGTAACAGTTGACCAAACTTTTGCAGCTGGTGGACCAACTGGCGATTTAAACATAAACAGTAATAAATTAACAAGCGTGTCAGACCCAACTTCAGCACAAGATGCAGCAACTAAAGCTTATGTAGATTCACAAGTAGAAAGTAAAGATGCTTTATCTGAACTATCTGGAACATCAGATGATATTACAGAAGGTACAACTAATCTGTTTTCAACAAACGAAAGAATTGATGACAGATTTAATGATTTATTTCAAGCTGGTACTGCTTTAACTGGTAATTATGATGATGCTTCAAATACTTATACATTAGATGTTGATTCATTAACAAATGCAAATATAGATGCAGCTGCGGCTATTGACCAATCCAAATTAAGTTTATCAATAACAACAACCGAAATTGCTGCTGCAACTTTAGTAACCGAATCAGAAGGCATATCAAGTAACGACAATGATACAACCATACCAACATCCGCAGCGGTTAAAGATGCAATAGATACAGAAATAGCTGCAATACCATCGGGTGTTAGTCTAGGTTTAGTATTGGCTTTATCATAGGAAAGGAATAAATATGGCAGATACATTACATTCAGTACAAGGTGTACTTGGTACTTCAGCAGGAGATATTATTGATGCAGTACCCTCATCTACTACTGAAACAGTTATTGGTATCTTAGTGTCCAATGTAAGTGGCTCTAGTGCAGATGTAACAATAGATTTAAGTGTTACAAAATCAGGTGGAAGTTTAAGGCACATCTTAAATGATGTATCACTTCCATTCGGTACAACTATTGAGATTACAACAAAAATTACATTAGAAACTGGGGATGTATTGCAAGGTTTATGTTCTGATGCTTCTAGTGCAGAATATAACGTTTCATTCTTACGACAAACTTAGAGGGGTAATTTATGCCCTACATAGGCACACAACCGAATGATGTAAAAAAGAATACAGGTTTATATACACCTAGTGAAATACTACAACTTACTAAAGATGGTAGTTGGGGTGGCTCATTAGAACTTATTGCAGAACAAGTAATTAGTACAACTACTTCTGCTGTAGATTTTACAGATTTAAAAAATTATGATGTTCATTTTTTAACTTTAAATGGTATGCAACCTGCAAGTGATAATGATTTTGGTGTTATTCAATTTTCAAATGATGGTGGTAGCACATTTTTATCTAGTGGTTATATATATGCAATACAAAATGGAACATCAGCAGGTAGTTTTCCTGAAAATAGAAGTTCAAGTGCAGGTGCTATATTTATAGCTAGTTCAATAGGTACATCTACTAGTGAAATTGGCAATAGTTATTCTTATTTATATAACTTGCTAGACAATTCAAAATATAGTTTTCTCACAACTCAAACAACTAATTTTAATTCATCAGCAACTTATGAAATGTTTTTTGGTGGTGGTGTAAAACCAACTGCTGAAACTCATAATGCAATAAGAGTTAAATGTTTTATAGGCAATATTGCAAAAGCCACTATAAAACTCTATGGAGTAAAACAGATATGAGTAACCTAAGATTAATTAATGAAACTACT